ATGGCGCGATCCGCGAGCAAGGGGGCGGCGGCCCCCACCGCCGACCTCGCGCGCCTCAAGCGCTACTTCACCGAGCACGAGCAGCTCACCTATTCCGCCCGCCGCAACAGCCTTGTGGCCCTGGACTATTACGACTCCGATCAGTTCACGCGCGAGGAGCTGGCGAAGCTGCGGGAGCGGGGACAACCGCCCATCGTGGTCAACCGCATCAAGCCGGCGATCAACGGAATCATCGGGGTCAGTGAGAAGGGGACATCCGACCCCAAATGCTGGCCGCGCAACCCGGGAGATGAGGACAGCGCCGACGCGGCCACGGATGTGCTGCGCTATATCGCCGACTTCAACCGCTTCAAGCGGGTCAAGCTGGAGGTGTTCCGCGATATCCTGGTGCCCGGCACTGGCGCGGCCCTGATCGGGGCGGATGCGGATAGCCAGGTGACCATTACGCAGATCCGGTGGGAGGAGTTCTTCTACGATCCCCGCTCCCGCCGGCCGGACTTCAAGGACGCCCGCTATATGGGCATCGCCAAGTGGATGTATGTCGACGACTTGGCGGCGCTGTATCCGGACAAGTCCGCCGCCATCGAGACCAGCGTCCAGGCCTCGGGCGGGGCGGGGATGATGGTTCCTGACGAGAGCTTCCAGGATCGCCCGCTGGTGGGCCCGGGAACGGGCGGGGCCTGGGTGGACCCGAAGCTGCGGCGTCTGCTGGTGGTGGAGATGTATTGGCGCGACGCCCAAAGCTGGAGCCGCTCGGTCTTCACCGGCTCCGACGTGCTGGAGCATGGCCCCAGCCCCTATCAGGATCACAAAGGCCGGCCGGACTGCCCCATCGAGGCCCAGAGCGCCTATGTGCGCCGCGACAACGGTCGCTACGGCGCGGTGTGGGATATGATCGGCCCGCAGGATGAGGTGAACAAGCGCCGGTCCAAGAGCCTGCATCTGCTCAGCGTCAGCCGCATCGAGGCCAAGGACCCGAGCGCCATCAATGTGGATGCGGAGGAAGCCCGGCGCGAGGCGGCTAGGCCCGATGGGGTTCTGCCCTATGGCTGGGGGATTTCGCCCAACACGGCGGAGTTCCAGGGCAATCTGGAGATGATGGCCGAGGCCAAGGCCGAGCTGGAGCGCATGGGGCCAAGCCCCGCGGTGCTCGGGCGGTCCAGTGAGGACGCGTCGGGACGCGCCCTGCTCGCCCGCCAGCAATCGGGGCTGACGGAGCTCGCCAATCTCTACGGCGCCCTGGAGGACTTCGAGCTGCGCGTCTATCGCCAGTGCTGGGGGAGGGCCAAACAGTTCTGGCGCGCGCCCCAGTTCATCCGGGTGACGGACGACGAGAACGCGCCCCGCTTCGTGGGGCTGAACCAGCCGCAAGTCCATCCATCCACGGCCGAGGTTCTGGGCTATTCAAACCCCCTCGCCGAGATGGACGTGGATATCGAGATCGACACCCAGCAGGATGTGGGCAACCTCCAGGCCGAGGCCTTCAGCGAGATCCTCGACCTGGTGAAGATGAGCCCGGTCTATCAACAGCAGATCAGCCTGAAGCAGCTCATCCTGCTCTCGCCGATCCCGCACAAACGCAGCGTCATCGACGCGGTGGACCAGGCGAGCCAGGCGCAGCAGCAGGCCCAGGCGCAGCAACAACAGATCGGGGCGGCTCACGCCGTGGCGCAAATCGACAAGACGAAATCAGAGACCGCGCGGAACGAGGCGGAGGGCACGGCGCGGATGCTGAATGCGCTGAGTGAGGCCCACGCGGTTCATGCGGAGCACGCGGCGGCGGGGTTTGAGGCGGGGCAGAACCAGGCCCAAAGCGATCAGGCTCAGGCGATGACGCAAGCGCAGATGGCCGCGGGAGTCGCTGCGCAGCAGGAGGTCCAGTAAAGCCGCCAAGATCGCGTCCAGTCCCCTGGGTCCCGCATCTTCGCTGCGCTTCGTGCGGGATGACGGGAGGTGGGAGCTTGTGCCGGGGTTCAGGGGCGTTGGAGATAGCTAAGAGGGCCTTCGGGAACCGCGTTGATTGAGTCCCAGAGGTCGAGCCATTGGGGGTTGGCGGCTTCGATGAGGGCGATCTTCCAGGCGCGGCGCCAGCGTTTGATGACCTTCTCGCGGGTGATCGCGGCTTCGATGTCGCCGTGGTCTTCGAACCAGACCAGATATTTGACGCCATAACGGGTGGCGAAGCCAGGGGTGAGCCCCAGGCGGTGTTCAGAAACGCGCCGTAAGAGGTCGCTCGTCACGCCGGTATAGAGCGTTCCGTTTCGCCGGCTGGCCAGGATGTAAACGCAGCCACCCTTCTCCATAGCCCCCCAACCTTAACCGTCATCCCGCACGGACCCTCGCGAAAGCGAGGGGAAGATGCGGGACCCAGGGGACTGGACGCGATGTTTCGGAATCGACCCCGTCGCCGGCGCTGGCGTGAAGTCGAATTGTAATCGGCAGTCTTCGGCGCGATATTGAGGTCATTGGGACGCTATTCCGTGCCGATGGAGGTTCAATATGTCTCCCCCCGATGACGCAGGGTCCAAAACGCAGGCGACGGTCGCAAAACCGGTCCTAAAGGCGCGCCCTGTCGCCAAGCGGGATACGGACTACAAGGCGCGGGTCGCGGACCTGAAAAAGACCTACCCGAAGATTTTGGCGCGCCTTGCAGAGTGAGCCTCACTGGCTCGATCCGGACATCGTCGTTGAGCTGAATCGGGCGCTTCTGGAGGGGACGAGCGAGCCCCACAGCCTGATCCGGCCCGAGCTGTTGGAAAGCGCCTGCGCGCGCCCCTACAGCCACTGGGCTTATGACGGGGTCGAGGATATCGCCACCCTGGCCACGGTTTTGCTGTTCGCGATCTGCGCCAATCATCCGTTTCTTCAGGGGAACAAGCGTACGGGCTTCGCGGCCATGCGCATCTTCATTGAAGACAACGGGTATCGTCTGGGTATCGGCGATGACCTCGCATGGGCCGACGACATGGTCGCGGTGATCGATGGTAGCCTTTCGCAGGAGACCTTCGCGGATCGCCTTCGGGGCGCCCTGAGCGAGGGATAGGCGACCGCACAACCATAAAGCCGCCGCCGGGCAGCCTTCGGGCTAACGGGCGTTTCCTCATTAACCCGCTCATCCTGGACAAGCCGAAGCGAAGCGAAGGCGCGATCCAGGACCCAGGGCCCGCATCTCCGCTGGACAACACTGGGTCCCCGCTTTCGCGGGGATGAGCGGGGGTGGGGGATTTCAGGACCACCCCGCCGCCGGGGGTAACGGGCGTTACGGGCCGCCACCGCATGGGCGAAATAGGAAACCACGAACATGGATAAGGACGATTTGGCCGCCCTCATCGAGGGGGAGCCTGAAGGCGTGACCGAAGAGGAAACTCAGGTCACGGAGCAACCGGCGGAGGCGGAGACAAAAGAGGCGGGCGAGACGCCCACCCTCCCAGTGACGCCGCCGCCACCCACCCAACCAGAACCTGGTCACGTTCCCGTGGCCGCGCTTTTGGACGAGCGGGATAAGCGCAAGGCTCTGGAGAAGCGCCTGGCCGATATCGAGGCCGAGCGGAAGACAGAGGGCCCGGCGCCTGAGCCGACCGCCGCCCAACAGATGTGGGCGCTTCGGATGGATGTCTCGCGGGAGCTGATGGTCAGTCAGCACGGCGAGGCGGAAGCCAAGGCGCTGCATGAGTGGGGGGAGGCGAAGTGTGGATCTGATCCGCACTTCAACCAACAGGTCTATGCGTCGAAGAATCCCTACGCGTTCATTCGCCAGGCCCGCCAACGCGAGATGCTGCTCGCCGAGGTGAGCCCGGACGATCTGGATGACTACAAGGCGTGGAAGGCCTCGCGTGCGTCCAAAGACGCGGGCGGGACGCCCGCGCTCCAACCCACGCCGACCCCGCCGCGCTCTCTCGCCAACGCCCCGAACGCGGGCGGCGCGGGCGCCGTCGCCGAAACGCCCCTCGGGCCCGGCGCGGCCTTTGCACAGACCATTCGTCGATAATACCGCCTCGCCGCATCGTGCGGCCGGGCGCCACTCTTAGATAAGGAGCCCCGGCCATGGCCGAGACCATTCTCTCCACCGCGCTAGAGCGTCAGGTTTGGATCACCAAGTACTTCCAGGAGTATGTCCGCACCTCGCGGTTCATGCCCTACATGTCCAACGCCGACATCAACAAGGGCGGCATCATCCTCACCAAGTTCCAGCGGGAGGACGAGGCGTTCCGCACCATCAACATCCCCTTCATCGCCCGTCTGAAGGCCGCTGGCGTCACCGGCGCCACGGTGCTGGATGGGGCGGAAGAGGAGCTGGTCAACTATAACTGCCCGATCACCATTGACTGGCGCAGGAACGGCGTCCGCCTGCCGAAATCCACCACCTTCCGCACCGAGATCAATCTGTGGGATGCGGCCCGCGACGCCCTGATGGTCTGGGAATCGGAGAAGCTGCGCGACGACATCATCAAGGCCCTGGCCATGGTGGTGGTGGACGCCAATGGCACGATCGCCTTCTATGATCAGGCCACGGCGGCGCAGCAGAATGCGTGGAACGCGGCCAATTCCGACCGGGTGCTGTTCGGCTCCAACATCTCCGACTATTCGGCGACCTTCGCCACGGCCATGGCCAATATCACCACCTCCATGACAGCCTCGGCGGCCATGGTCTCCAAGGCCAAGCGCATCGCCAAGCAGGCGGACCCGCATATCCGGCCCTATCGGGTCGAGGACGGGGACGGGCGGGAATATTATGTGCTGTTCAGCGGCTCGCGCACCTTCCGCGATCTGAAGCTGGATACCAACATCGTGGGCGCCAATTCCAACGCCCGGGCCCGCGAAGGCATGGGGATGGAGAAGAACCCGATCTTCCAGGACGGGGACCTGCTCTGGGATGGGGTGATCATCCGGGAAATCCCCGAGATCGACACCTATTGCGGCAATATCTCCAATCCCAATGGCGGGACGGCCTTCAACGGCGTGGGCGGATCATCCGGCGATGTGCGCCCGATGTTCCTCTGCGGCGGCGGGGCTGTCGGCGTCGCCTGGGGTCAGGAGCCGACCCCGCGCACCGACATGATCAAGGACTACGGCTTCCGCCCCGGCGTCGCCATCGAGGAGCTGCTGGGCGTCAAGAAGATCAACTTCAACGGCGTCCAGAACGGCATGGTCACGATGTTCGCCGCAGCCTCGGCTGACTCGTAAAGGTTTTTTGAAACCACAGATGACACCGATGGGCACAGATGAGGGGTAGGAGCGCCGCCGCCTTACAAGCCTAAAGCGCCGCAGGCATTGATGGCCTTCGGCCGGTGAGCTCCGACGTCGGAGCCTCCACGAACCATCTGTGCCCATCGGTGTCATCTGTGGTCACGCCTTTCTTCCCCTTCCCCATCCCTCAAATCTGAAAGGAGCGGATCGCCATGTCGACCGCCTATACGACCGCTTTGTTCAACTCCAAGGTGGGCGCCTCCTCGGGCCATGGGCTCAGCCGGATGCACACCTCGCTGCACGCCATCTCGGGGAGCATTTCCACCTGGGCGGCGAACGACACGATCGCCGTGGGCTATATCCCCCGGGGCGCCGTCGTCACCAATGTGGTCCTGAAGGCCGCGAGCCAGCTGGATAGCAATGGAACGCCGACCCTCGCCCTCGACGTCGGCGTGGTGGGAACCCCGCAGCTCTTCAAGGCCGCCGTCACCACGGTGGGCCGGACCTCGGGCGCCAGCGTGGACACCACCAACACCGCCGCCGGCTATCTCTACGCCAACACCAGCGGCGCCGATCAGGAGGTGATCATCACCGTCCATACGGCGGCGGCCACGCCGGTGGCCGGGACCCTCGAACTCGACGTGGAATATTACGTCGAGGATGTCGCCGGCTCGAACCCCTAAGGGCCGGGTCCGTGACCGTCGAGGATATCCGCCGCGTCGGTCAGCACTGGCTTCAGGCCATCACCACCGGGCTCGCCCTGGTGGTGGTGGCCCTGCTGGGCTGGACCAGTTCGCAGCTCATCGGGATGCGCGATGACATCCATGGCCTGAAGGATGCCCTGCCGGGCCTTGAGGCGCGGGTCAGCCGTCTGGAGAGCAGTCAGGACAAGGTGATCTCCGTTCTGGCCGACCAGGTGGATCGGGAGAAGCGCTGATGACCACGCCGCTCTTGATTGACGATCTCAAGCGCGACGAGGGGCTGTGCCTTAAGGCGTACCGGGACACGCTGGGGAATTGGACCATCGGCTATGGCCACACCCCGGCCGTGGAGGGCGCGGTCTGGACGGTGGAGGCCGCCCGGATCCAGCTTCAGGCCGATGTGGAGACGGTTCTGACGCGGCTGGACCGGGAGCTCGCCTGGTGGCGGGGCCTGGATGATGTCCGCCAGGACGCCCTCGCCAACATGGCCTTCAACATCGGCGTGGGCGGCTTGCGGGGCTTCCACCACATGCTGGAGGCCCTTGAGGCCCATGACTGGCGCACCGCCAGCGCGCACATGCTGCTCAGCGAATGGGCCGAACAGGTCGGCGACCGGGCCGAGCGCCTGGCCTTCATGATCCGCAACGGGACACGCGCTTCCTTCGCCAAAGCTTCGCCCTTCGCCCTTCAGGCTCCGGCCGACAGGTCGGAGGGCAGGCCCTTCCCCGCCCCCGCGCCGTCATCCCGGCCAAGCGCAGCGCGAGCCGGGACCCAGGGGATCAGTACGCACCTCGCAACCGCGAACCCCGCCGCCGCATCCCGTCCCCCCGGATCAAGTCCGGGGCAGGCCCTAGGTCCCGCATCTCCGCCGCGCTGCGTGCGGGATGAAGGTTTTGAGAGTTCGGAGATTTCAATGACAGATACGCCCCCGTCGCCAACCCCCATCCAGACCGCGACGCTGGACCTCGCCCGCTCGGCGCTCATGGCGGCGGGCGCGATCCCCCTGGCGCATGGCCTCGCCACGGCCAGCCAGTGGCAGGCCATCGTGGGGGGCCTCATCGCCCTCGGTTCGGCGGTCTGGTCCTATGTGGCGGCCCATCCGTCCCGAACCGGCGCGCTCGCGTCCCTCCTCGGCACGGTGCGCAAGGGGGCCCAAGGGCAGGCCTGGAACGGCGATGTGACGGCCCTGGAGGCCGCTATTCTCCCCCTCGTGGAGAAAGCCGTCGACGCCCAGATCAAGGCCCGCGCCGGCGTTCTCGCCGGGCCGGTCGATATGGCCGCCAACGCCGCGATCAAGGACGCGGCGGGCCAAGTCGTCAGCCACCTTCGCATCTGAAACCCCTCACACAAGGAAACCCTCATGTCCTGGTTCTCGGAATATATCGGCGATCCCATCAAGGCCCTGGTGGCCAAGGCGGCCGCCAGCGCGGATGCGGAGCTCAAGGCCCTGGCCGGACAGGCCGCCGCCACCCTGCCCGCCGCGCCGATCTCGGCCAGCGCCGAAACGGCCCTGGAGACGGCGATCCAGACCGCCATGGACGCGGTGATCACCGACGCGGTGGGCGCCATCCCCGTGGCCGGCCAGGTCCTCGCCCCCGAGGCGGTGGCCGCCGGCAACGCCGCCATCGACTATGCGGTGGTGAAGGGCGCGGCGGCCCTGAACAGGCTGGCCGCGAGCGCCAAGGCGCAACTGGCCGCCTTCGCACAAAGGGCTCCGACGCCGGTCGTCACGGGAGTCGCATCGGGCGGCGTGGCCTAGGCGGATGTTCTGGCGTCCGGCGGGCCCGTTGTGCCGCTAGAGAAATGTTGACGTTTTGTTCCGCTCCGGGGAAATATGCCGATGGCGCCCGGCATGACCCGGACGGCCTTGACGCCTCAAACGGATGTTGACTTGAATGGCAACAATCGCGCAACTTGAGGCGAGAGGGGTTCTCAAACGCTACGATCCCGACCTTGGCGGTCGCGAGCTTGAGCATCGTGTCCTCCTTGCGTCCGAGCGTTTCGCGCGATGGGTCCAGACGACATTGCCCGGACTGATCTCGGATTGGGACAAGGAGCTTTCGCCTGAGGAAGAATTCGATGCGTTCATGGCGACCTATTGTTCGGGTGCGCCGCTGGTCTATCCCAAGGACCTCCATCCGCTGCGGCCCGTGGGAGACGGAGTCTGGGAGCTCAGGATGCTGGATTTACGCCTCTTTGGATGGTTCGTTTTGAAGGATTGGTTCATCGCGGTCTCCGGGCACACGGCCAAGCATGTGAAGGACCACGATTTGTATCGCGGCCTTGTCGCTGAGACCGTGCGCTTCAGGGAGGCGCTGGATTTGGACGAACCGAATGTCGTGATGGGAGAAGATCCGGATGCCGTCGTTTCGAACCTCGCTTACGCCCCATAGGCGCGCCGCCGCGCGGTTTGTCGTGGGTATTCGCCACGCACTTCAGCGGGCCCTGGCGGAAGAAGGCAAGAGCCGCGGTCTCACCCAGACCGCGATCGCGGAGGCTTTGGGCGTCCACCGCTCCGTCGTCAGCCGGGAGTTGCGTGGCGTTCGTGACATGTCTCTTGGCCGCGTCGCCGAACTCAGCGCGGTGATGGGCTTCGAGCCGCATTTCGAGCTTAGACGCCCTGTGGTTCAGGCGGGGCGGAATACGCCGCTTGAGATCGAAGCCGCGCCGGCCACACCCGCCGCCAGCATCGCCTCCCGCGGCGTGGCCTAAGCGCTACGGTGGACAGCTTGATTGCTGTCGGGGCGGCCATAGGTGTAGATGCGAAAGACACTCCAAGGGCGGTCAATGACAGACGAGCCGATGACGGAAGCCGGCCGACCCGCGCTCCAGGTTCTGTTCGCGGATGGCCTTACGGGCGTTTTGCCTGGACCGGCGTTCTGTCGGTTGCAGTTCAGCGCGCTCATTCCGTCCTCGGAGCCGATGAAGGCGGCCCAGGTGGCGCAGATCGTCATGCCGACTGAGAGCTTTGTACAAGCAGCCGCCTTCCTCGATCAGGTTGTGAGCGATCTGATAAAGGCGAAAGTCATTACCGACGAAGACTGGGAGGCGGCACGCGCCTCCGTCGGTCAGGGAATATGAGATGACGCTCTCACACCCGGATCACACATTCGCGTTCGTCACTAATCGTGCTGCGCTGCGGCAAGAGGGCGCATATCTGCGCAACCGGATCTCGACGTCGGTGGCCGCACCCTTCGATAGCCTCAAAGCTCCCGCCTACGCCTTTCGCATGGAGGAGATTCAACGGAACACCATGCCTCACGCCGTTCCCGTAACTGATACCCCGCTCTGGGCGAAAATCGGGGCATGGCTTGTTGTGCTGCTTATCCTAGGCGGCGTGATCGGCGTCGCCATGCGACCCACGCCTTTGACCGAGCTTGTTGTCCCAGTGGGGTTTGGCCTCTGGTGGGGTCTGTTGAAGGTGCTTGATCGCCGTCACCGCGATTAGGGGTCTCATGGACCCGGTCGCGCTTTTAAGACACGGAGGACGGACGGTCGGCCCGCTCACGGTGGGTTTCTTCGGCTTCTATGTCCTCGAAAACCTCGCGACGGTAAAGCCGCCATTTCATGATTTCACGGGGTGGTGCGGCGCGCTGGCTCTCGGCGGAGGTGTTGTCGCGGCTGTTGTGGCTGCGTTTCGCCTTGCGCTCCAACCGATGAACGCCCGCGCACCTCGCAACACTCGCCGTAAAGGCGCCTCGCCCTGACTCCCTCGCGGGGTCGCGGGCCCCGCGTGAAAGGACAGCAGCGAATGTCCACCGTCCGGGCGGCCATCACGCAGGCCCTGCGTCTGCTGAGGGCCGCCTCGCCCGGGGATGAGGCCACGGCCGAGGAGCTGAGCGTCGGGCTGGAGGCCGCTCAGGCCCTGGTGTTGGAGATCCATGAGGCGCGGGGGCCGCTGCTGACGTTGGATATCAGCGCCAATTGGACGCCGGGGGAGAACCAGCGGCTGCGGGTCCAGGCCGGGGCGGATGTGGAGGTCATTCTGCCCAACACCGTGGCCATGAGCGGAAGCTATGACCCGTATGATTACGGTTTCAATCCCAGCGCCCGCGCCGCCGCCGCCAATCCGGTGCAGGGCTCGCTGAACCCCGCGGATTATGTCGCCTGGCGCCCACCCACGGACGGGGCGCGGATCGAGATCGTGGGGACGCGGCAGGGGCTCTATTTCTACCGCGAGGACACCAATGCCTGGGTTCCGGCCCTGGCGCTCACCGTCGATAGCGAACTGCCCTTCAACCAGCGCCTGCAGGGCGCCTTCGCGGCGCTCCTGGCCGAACGTCTGGCCGATGTGCTGGGGGCCTCGGGCGAAGTGACCCCGGCGCAGAAGGCCCGCCTCACCCACGCGCGGGAGCAGATGTTCACCCGCACCGGGAACCGTCACGCCCCGACGCGGGCCCAATACTTCTAGGGAGCCGCATCCATGCGCACCAATGACACGCCCCGCGGCGCCATGGCGATCACGCCGTCGGATACGGCCACGCGCCTGCTGATCGGCTTCTATGTGGGCGGGGCGGGCAATGTGACCGTGGTGGATTCCCTGGGAACCACCACCACCTTCGCCAATGTTCCGGCCGGACAGTTCATCGCCCTGCAGATCAACAAGATCAAGGCCACGGGGACGACGGCGAGCAACATCGTCGGCTTCGTCGAATAGGGCCCGGCCATGGCCCCGCCCGTTCTGCGCGTCCGCCCGGCCCTCGTCTGGGAGGGCCAGCGGGCGGTCGATCCTAACGCCCCGCCGAGCCTCCTGATCGATGGCGCGGGCGACAGCCTTGAGATCGACCCCGCCGGCGATCTTCTCGCCATCGCCCCCGGCGTCTCCTGGCGCGGCCATGGCGCCTATGACCCCACCGCCGAGATCGACCTCGCCATCGATGGCGACGGCGATGAGCTCGACATCGGCCCCTGACATGAGCGGAGCTATTTCATGATCCCGCGTCTTCGCCGGGCCCTGGGCCTGGCGCTCGCCCTGTCGGTCGCCTCCTGCCCGACTCAGCAGGCCTATGCCCAGAACCAGCCGCCCGTCGGCCTCCCCCCGCGCGGCGCGGTGCAGCCGACGGACGTGATCGTCGATCAGCCGGCGGGGTCTTCCACCGTGCAGGGCGTCCAGGCCAGCGCGCTGCTGAGCTATGTGCAGAGCAACTTCGCCGCGGCCGGCACGAGCGGCCAGGTTCAGATCAATTCCGGCGGCGCCTTCGCCGGGGTGACGGTCTCCGGCGACGGGACGCTCTCCAGCTCCGGCGCCCTGACGGTGACCAAGAGCAACGGGACGGCGTTCGGCAGTTTCGCCTTCCAGAACTATGGGTCCCTGCCCAGCGCCTCGGGCTCGCCGCCGATCAGCGCCGGCACGGTGTTTCCGTGTCTGCCCTCGACCGTCCTCAACGGCTGCACGGGCGCGCAGCTTCTCACCTATGTGACGGGCGGCCCCATCGGCGCGGACCCGACGGGCGCGGCGGACAGCACCAGCGCCCTGCAATCCTGGCTGAACGCCGGATCGCCCGGAACCATTCCCTGCGGGACCTATAAGACCACGGCGACCCTGACCATGGAGACGGCCGCCAATAACGGCCAGCAGGTGCGGGGATCGGGCGCGGGCTCCAGCACGGGGGCCGGGGCCTGCCGCACGGTGATCCAGCCCACCAGCGCGGTGACCACGGCCCTGGTGATCGACGGCACGCCGATCAGCACCTGGATCATGGGGATCGGCCTGCACGATATCGTCTTCGACATGACGAACATGACCGACGCCTCCACCACGAGCGCGATCAAGCAGGTCCAGGCCTTTGACGTCTCCTATGAGCGAGTCAGGGTCATCAATGGGGGGGTGAACAAGCGGGGGTGGCTGTTCAATGCGGGGGCTTACACGTCGAGCGTCAACGACTCTCAGGCCCACCTCATCGACCTGGAAGGCGCGTCGAGCTCCAACGCCGTCACGACGCTAACTTTCAAAAATGTCGACGTCGGACAGTATATCGGCAATTACGCCTACAAGATCGCCGTCCTCGGGGGCGCTGTTCAGCCAACATACAACAGCGCGACGATGACGCCGGTTTATGTCACCTCGTCGTCCACGGGCGTGTCTCCCGCGCTCTCGGCAGGCTGCGCTTCCGGATGCTACATGATCCCGGCGGAAACGGTGACCAACAGCGATGGCTGGACGTTCACGGGTGACATCGAGCAGGGCGGCGGATTTCCATCGACCTACAATGACGGCACGCACGGCACTCTGACCGCCGTGCCTGTCGTCGAAATCCCATCGACTTGGACCCGCGTCACGTTCGTGCCGGACGTGATCGGCGGCATGTATCTCTATGATCTGTCGACGAGCGCCTTCGCCATCGGGGCTAATGTTGGCGGTGGTGCTCCCTATAATCTGATTGACGCGCCAACGACCTTTGCCAACGGCGCGACGATCCCGGCTGGCGGGACCTTAACGCTCGGATCGGCGCAGACTTGGCCGGGCGCGCATTTCCGCCCGTCAACCGATGGAGACCAGATCGTCGCGCTTGCCAATGCGGCGGGGTCAAATCTCGTCGACTGCGGCACAGGCGGCGGCGGCTGCGCTTTCAACAACGGCCAGCCAATCGGGGGCTATACGGACTCTTTTACCACCAACGCTTGGAACATTTCGATGCCGAGCTCTGGCACCGCGCTAATGGTGTTGAGGCACTCCGGCTCGACGACGATCACATTGACGGGCGCGAACGGCAGCGGGGTCTTCACCGGTGGTGTAACAGCCTATCAATTTAGAATGTCTACCCTGGTCACGGGGACACCGGCTTCCTATGCGTGCTTTGACGCTAGTGGGGACCTGATTTCCTCATCGGTGCCCTGTTAGTAGCGCTCCTGGGATTGTCACCCACTGTTGGGGCTGGCAACGCATTCCCGCATGTCCTTCGCCTACCAGCGCCGCTCTCGCTACACGGTAACCGTCCCTACGCGGCAGCTCCTAGCTGCCGGCATGACGCTCATCGCTATGTGGACCTTCTACTGGGCCTCCAACGGCCTCGCGGGCATCGGCGATTGGTCGGCATATCGATTGATGTATGATTCGGGCGGCGATTACCTTTCCCGTAACGGCCGAGACCCCGGTTTCGTGTGGCTGATCTCCGCAGCCGCGTGGGCGTTCGGATATGACGGCTACGAGACTTTCCGGACCGTTCTCTTTTCAATCTTCACTTTGGTGGCCGCTCGGTGGGCTTACCTCGCGCGCGGGCTCACCCCCGTCACGGCGCTCACGATCTTTGCGACTCTCATCGTAAAAAGCACCGTGCAAATCCGAGAGGGGGTCGCGTTCGTCCTTCTGGCGTGGCCTTTGATCGGCCTCTACGTTCAGAGGCCCAAAGGAGTCGTGAGGCGACCACGAACCGCGTTCGCGGCCCTCGTCGGCGCCGTATTGGCCTCGCTGACACATTTCGGCACCTCAATCTTTCTGGGAGTGTGGCTAGGCGCGGCGTTCTTGACTCTGATCCCGCGCAAGTTCCTGGCTTGGAGCTATACGCCGCGCGCTCTTCTGCTACTTGGCCTCGGGTTTGGACTGAGCCTCGGCGGGGTCATCGTCGCGTTTCCGCAGCCCTTCGAGAGCCTTGCGGTGGATTTGGCGGGTGGGGTCTATTCCACGCCGCAAACCTTCCTTCTCAAGACGCTTTATTGGCTAACGCTCGGCTTGTTGACCTTCGGTGTGGGCCACCAATTGGTGAAGGCTGCGCAAGGGTGCAGTGCATTCGGCTACGCCTACGCGGTGGTGCTGGGGCGATTTGCTCTGCCGCTGATCTGTTCCGCGTGCATTTTTCTGGTGGTCAGCGCCTTCTCCATCATCCAGATTACTGAGTGGGGCAATCGGCTACTCGCCTCGCTGCTGGAGCTCGCACTCATCCTGATCACCGTCAGGGGGCGTGCCAATTATCTGACTCTCCTGATGGCGTTGATTTTGCTCGCTAACGCAGCCCGTTCCTTCGTTACCTATTGGGGTCTCGCGCCGCCGGTCTGAGGCCGGGCGTCCACGCCTGTTCTGACATTCCTGGAGGTCCGCCATGTCGCTGAACGTGCGTCAGGTGATTCAGCGGTCTGGGCGGCTGCATGGCTGCTGGGCGTCGGGGGATGATCCCACGGCGGATGAGGCGGCGGATGCGCTGGTGGCGATCAATAGCCTGAAGCGCTCCATGTTCGGGACGCTGATCGGACCCCGGCTCGGGCCGATCTCGCTCACCGGCGCCACGGGCCAGGCGGAGAATGGCGGGGAGTATCAGATTCCCGGCGGGGCGGCCTTCACCCTCACCGCGCCGCTGAATCCCCGGTCGGGGGCAAGGTTCGGGGTGGTGGACGCGAACCTTGCCTGGGGGACCTATCAGCTGGTCATCAACCGCAACGGCCAGCTGATCAATGGCGCGGCGGCGAACTATGCGATCACTACGGCGGGGCAGAACACGCGGTTCTGGTTTCGGGGGGATACGGGCAACTGGATCATCGAGGCGGATTTCCCGGGGCTGGACAGCGCCATCGAGTTTCCCGATCCCCTGATCGATTATCTGCCCAATATGCTGGCGGTGGTGATCGCCGCCGAATATGGCGCGGAGGTGCGGCCGGACGTGGCGGCGGGCGCGATGGAGGGGCGGCAGGCCTTCGCGCGGAGCTATTACCGCCGGGGGAGAAACCAGATCGATCCGCCGATCGGGCTCGCCATGCCGGGCGGGGATGCTCAGCCGGCGAGGGGGTAGGGCGGAGAGGTCTTTTGACCACAGATGACACCGATGGGCACAGATGGGCCGTGGAGGCTCCGGCGGCGGAGGCTAGCGTGCCGAAGGCCATTAATGCCCGCGGCGCTTTAGGTTCGTGACGCGGCGGCGCTCCTACCTCTCATCTGTGCCCATCGGTGTCATCTGTGGTTCAAAAACGCTACTTCGGTTTGGTCCCGATGGTGATCTGGGCGTCGAAGGCGCCGATGTCCGTTTCGGAGGTGGTGACGGGGATGTTCACGGCCTGGAAGGCGTAGCGGATGGCGGCGCCGCGGGCGTCGCCGGGTTTGACGGTGATGTGGACGCCCTTGGGCGCGGGGGTGGGGCTCCCCAGGTTCTGGAGCTGGCCGGGATAGCCCGCGCCCTCGATGATCTTGACGATCTCGCTGGCATAGATGGAGGATTCCGGATCGCTAAGGGTCTGGATGCGCACCTGGGGCGGGCCGGGAATGGCCTTGAGGGCGGCCAGGAGCTTGGTCTTCTGAGACTCGGTCAGGCTGCGGGGGGCGTCCAGCGTCATCTTGATCACTTGAGCCTTGGCGGCGGCCTTTGCGGCGTCTTGCGCGGCGGCGAGATCACGCTCCGCGGCGGTGAGGCGGCTCTTGAGGCCCAGGTTCTCCGCCGTGAGGGCGGCGATCTCCAGGCGATCCTGCTCCTGTTCGTGAGCGTGGTCGGCATGAGGCGCGGCGGCGGCCACGGGATGGGCCGGAGTCACCATGGCTTTTTCCCGCAGGGAGCCGAAAACAAGCGTTCCGGCGGCGCCCAGCAGCACGGCCAGGGCGCCGGAGGCGAGCAGGATTTGGGAGGCGAGCAGCCAGAGCCGCACGGCCGTTGCCGACATGTCCACCTTTGATCACCCCATCACGGCTTGGCGGGACGGCTGAATAGGCGGCGCGCCTCGCGGCGCAACTCATGCCAAAAGCGCCTGCCCACGGCAAGGGCGGCGAAGGGGACGCCCGTGGGCGTTGCCGTCTGCATCTTTGTGTGGTCCCGTCCTCTGGCCGAAAGGGGCGGGTTGACTTATATGTCAATAGACGATTGGGTTCGGCAGCGGTGCGACGATAATCGGCTTTACGAGATACGGCCTCTCTTCGTGGGGGATCGGTTCGATCGGCGGATGTGGGTGGCGCCGGAAATCTGGCGATTGATCAACGGGCCGTGGAGCCGAAGCGGGGAGGAGGTGCGGTGCAGCAAACTTCGGGCCAATCTGGAGTCGTTCGTCATGGGCGAGGCGATTACCGTTTGTACGCGCCCCTACGAAGCGGACGAGGCGTTCCTCGGTTTTCTAGACAGCCCCAGCCAGAGCGTGTGGGATATCCGGTCGCGGGAGCCAAACCCCGGCATTCGTCTGCTCGGCCACTTCATTGGGCGCAACCAATTTGTCGCGCTCATCGCCGCGTCTCGCTCAAAGGTGATTCCCTATATTCCTCGGGGCCCACTTGGTGACCGGGACTCTGAAGAATGGCGGCGAGCCATCAGCGACTGTGAGGGGGAGTTTCGCAGGCTATTTTCTCCGTTTGAACCTCTGAAGGGAGATCAAATTCATGACTTACTCGGCGAGCCATACCATTCAGAGTGAGCTTGAAAATCTGAGCACGCTCTCTCGGGGTACGCGGGCCTATTTCCAGCAGCGCCAGCGGAACAGATTTCACAGCCTGGTGGTGAAGAAATTCAAGGAAGCTCAGACCCGTAACGGGCTTACGAAAGCGGAGCTTGCCCGACGCATGGGCAAGGCGCCGGAGGTGGTAACCCGTCTGATCCAATCCCCGGGAAACTGGCGACTGGACACCCTGAGTGACGCTTTGCTGGCCATCGCGGGAGAGGAGATCGAAGCGACATCGATTTCGCCGCTCTCTCGTCCCGCGCGCAACTATGATCCGGCGCACGATTTAGAGTCAAAGATCAACAAACCTTCTAAAGAAGATCCGGGTCCGACAAATAATCGAAGAGACTATAACAAGCAACTCGCGATGTTACAATGATACTCAATGCTACTATCAGTCTATGCGATGATATACGCTTCGAAGTCGGTGGAAAAATCACCCTTGTCGGCGTCTATTTGGGGGATGTATCCATAATTCCAGGGCCATATCCGGTTAAGCAGCTGGTATTTCTGGTTAACATTGAAGGGACACTTGAAGATTTGCCAAGAGAATTGGCGATAGAGGTGGCTGTCCCTTCCCTGGAGCCGAGGCGTAAGACCTTGACTCTCCCGACATTTGATTCACCCGCCGGTCGCACCACGTGGTTCACCCGGGGTGTGGTAGCGTTTGAAAATGAGCTGCTGCAAGCCGGCCGCGTCGTTGCGAAAGTCATCGCGGATGGAGTCGAATACGAGGTCGGTTCGCCATGGATTGTTGAGGCGCCGCCGCCCGCGTTGGAAGCGGCGGCCAATCCATAGGCGTGGGCCGCGGACGTGAGCCTGACCCGCCATTCCTGAAGCTTGCCCCTCAGCCTTCCGGGCTTCGGCGGATAAATCGGAGGACAGGCCATGCCCAATGTCGGCCAGGGCTCGGCCCCTCCGGATCAGATCGCGCAATTCCGCAGCGACGGGATCACGGCGGCCACGGGGCTTCGGATCCCGTTCTTTACCGACGCCTTCAGCCGGGCCTTCGGGTTTCCGGATGTCATTCCGGTCAACATGCTGATCGAGGAGACGCCGCTTCGGGAAGAGCGGCCCTATGCGGCCTATGTGGGGCTGCGGGAGGTGCATTATTCCCGCCCCGGGCTTGTGGCCTACCAGAACTACGGGACCGGCCCGCTGCGCGGGGTGTTCCGGGCGCCGTTCAGCTATGGCGCGGGGCTGTTCGTGGTGAGCGGGACCACGGCTTACAACGTCGCCACGGGGGCGGCTTGCGGGACGATCCCGGGCTCTGACCGGGTGCGCTGGGCGGCCAGCGAGCAACAGATGGTCATGGTCGCCGATGGGATCGCCTATCTCTATGACGGGGCCAATTTCAACCCGATCAGCAATGGGGTCCTGCCGCCTGTCTGCGATGTGGCCTGGCTGGGCGGGCGGTTCGCTTTCATGGCCTTAGGGAGCGACACCTGGTGGTATTCGGAGATCGACGACGCGGCCAATGAGACGGGGCTGGATTTCGCCACGGCCGAGAGCGCGCCGGACCCGAACGTCGCCTGCGCGGTTCTGAACGACGAGCTGATCATCTTCGGCAGCCAGAGCGTGGAGTTCTGGCAGGTGACCAGCAGCGCCACGGGCCCCTTCGCCCCGGTGGCGGGCAAGGGATACCAGCGGGGCTGCATCGCCCGCGACACGGTGCAGTTCGCCGATAACGCGATCTTCTGGGTCGGGGATGACCTGGTGGTCTATCGCGCCGGCGCGGTCCCCCAGCGGATCAGCAGCTCGAGCATCGAGGACAAGATCCGCCAATGCGCCGACCCCACGACGCTCACCGCCATCGTGGTGCAGTTCGAGGGCCATGAAATCTATGTGCTGAATGTCCCCGGCGTCGGCAGCTACGCCTATGACATCAGCCGGATCGGGGTTCAGGCCCAGGCCTATGGCGACAGCTTCGAGCGCGGCGAGTGGCAGGAGTGGCAGAGCGCGGGGTTCGACACCTTCCGGGGCCAGGTCGCCCAGATGGTGAGCGGCGTCGCCTATGTGGGGGACATGACCACGGCGGACCTGTGGATCATGCAGGTCGGGGCCTATGCGGACGCGGCGGGGCCCCTGAAGCGCCAGGCCAGCGCCTTCATCAAGATCGAGGAAGGGACGCCGCGCTGCCTCAACATCGTGCTTCACGGCGTGGTGGGCCAGGGGAACGCCGTCGATCCCGGGAGCAATCCCACGGTGGAGATGCGCTTCAGCGACGATCAGGGGCGCACCTTCAGCGCATGGAAGGCGGCGAGTCTCGGCAAGATGGGCGCCTATCGCACCCGGGCCTTCTGGCAGAGGCTCGGGCTCCTCCGCGCGCCGGGGCGGCTGGTCCAGGTGCGGTGTTCGGACCCGGTGAACGTGGTCTTCAGCCACCTGGAGCTGAACGCCGTGCGGCCGGCCTATTGAGTGGGGTTGGGGTGGAGAGGTGGCTTTTGACCACAGATGACACCGATGGGCACAGATGGTTCGTGGAGGCTCCGACGGCGGAGCTCACCGGCCGAAGGCCATTAATGCCTGCGGCGCTTTAGGCTCGTAAGGCGGCGGCGCTCCTACCCCTCATCTGTGCCCATCGGTGTCATCTGTGGTTCAAAAAAAGCTTTAAGGGAGCGCCGCCATGGCTGACACCCAGGTGCCCGCGCCACCGTTCGCGGTGGGCTTTCTGTCGGGTGGGATGATCGCGCCGGCGTGGCAATCGTGGCTGCTGGCGGTGTGGAACCGGCTGGGCGGACAGACCGACAAGGTGGAGGCGGCCTATAGCGCGGCCAGCGCGGCGGCGCCGGCGACCGCCGAAGTGGTGGCCAGCGGGGGCTTGCAACAGGGCGGCCAGATCGGCGGCAATGTGGGCGTGGCGCTCTATGTGGCCCTGACGGATGTGGCGAGCCTTCCCACCACGGGAATCAATGTGGGCGATTGGGCCTATGCCCTGGACGGCTGCAAGGTGGGCGAGGCGAGCGGATCGGGGACGGGCGTTCCGGTCTGGTGGTCGCGGACCGGCTGGTATGCGGTCGATAGCGGCGCGGTGGTGGGCGCTTAGCGCTCCTTCTCAAGGATCACGATATGACCGGCACGCTGTTGCATGATCCCGTGATCCGGGCGGTGGATGATAATGGCGAGCCCTTGAGCGGGGCGCAGCTGCAGTTCTACGCCACGGGGACGACGACGCCCCAGGCGGTCTATAGCGATGACACCCAAGGGACGCCGCTCTCCAACCCCGTGGTCGCGGACTCCGGGGGGCTGTTCGCGCCGATCTACCTGAACCCGGCCCTGACTTATCGGGCCCAGCTGCTTAATTCCGCCGGCACGCTGATCGCGGATATGGACCCGATCAATGGGAGCCAGACCCTCGCGGCCGGGGCGGTGACGGCGGCCATGCTGGCCAGCGGCGCGGCGGCGGGGAACCTGGGCTTCGCGCCGCTGAACAGGGCGGGCGACACGGCCACGAACCTGCTGATCGCCAACAGCGCCCTGTCGACCACGAGCGCGGGCTACCTGGGCGCGCCGGTCAATGAGGAGGACGGGGCCTATACCTTCGTGCTCACCGACGCCGGCAAGATGGTGCGCGGGAACCCCAGCAGCGGCGTCGCCTGGACGATCCCGCCCAATTCCGCCGTGGCCTTTCCCCTCGGCACCACGATCGTGGTGCGCAATGTGGGCGCGGGCACGATCACCCTGACGCGGGGAACGGGCGTCACCCAATGGATCGCCGGATCGGGAACATCGAAGGACGTGTCCCTGGCCCAATGGGGCCTGGCGACCCTGATCCAGGAAGCCGCCAATGCGTGGGTGGTGAGCGGCCAGGGGATTTCGTGAGCGGGGCGGTTCTGAGCCTCGCCGGAGCGGGCGCGGCCGGCGGCGGATCGGGAACGGCGGGGGCGATCAGCTGGACCAACATCTATTCCCAGTCGGGCGGGGCGACCAATGAACAGACCCTCAGCGGGATCACCGGCTCGCTCACCATCACCGCGACCAATAGCGGGGATGACTCCACGCTCTATTACACCCTGAACGGGGTGAGCTCGCTCTACACCGGCGCCTTCCAGTGGCCCAACGGCCAGGCCCTCTCCTGGTATCTCATCGCCCCGGGCGTGGGGACCGTAACCGTGAGCGGCCCCAGCGGGGTGCTGGACAGCTTCAGCTACAGCATCACCAACCCGAGGAACGGGGAGTTTTCGTGATCTTGGGGGCCTGCCGAGAGGTTTTTATCCGCAGATTACGCAGATCGCGCAGATGGGCCGTGGAGGCGCCGGCGCCTCACGAATTTGGCGCCGCAGGCATTTATTGGCCTTCGGCCGGCTGACCTCGGCCGTCGCCGCTTCCCCAGCTCAATCTGCGCGATCTGCGCAATCTGCGGATTCAAAGAGCCACGTCGCCGCGCCACCAAAATCGAAGGAGGCCCGCATGATCTGCATTGAGCGCGATCCGGCATTCTGGACGGCCGTGGCGGGACATCCGGCGGTGGTGGGGATGCTGGGCGGGGCTGATCCGGCGATCATCGGGCGGCTGGCCACATGGGAGCGGGTGCTGCCCCTGGCGGCGACGCACGGGGGGTTTTTGTTTATTCGCCAGGACGTGCTCGGCATGACGGCGGAGCTGCACACCCTCTTCACCCCGGAGGGCTGGGGCCGCGAGGCCTGGGCGGCGGGGATCGAGGCGCTCGGGGCTGTGTGGCTGATGAACTACCAGCTCATCACCACCCTGGAGATGCGGGCCAATGACCGCAGCCAGCCGCCGCTAAGCTTCGGGTTCCAGCGGGCGGGGGACTGGCGCGCGACGCCCCATGGCGAGGCGCGGTTGTGGATACTGACCAAGGCCGGGTGGGAAGCCTCCCCGGCCGCGAAACGACGGAGGGCGCGATGCCTGCATTAATTCCAGCTCTCATCATCGGCGGGGGCGCGGTGGCGGGCGCGGCCATCAGCGCCGGGGCGAGCGGTAGCGCGGCAAACGCCGCCACCAGCGCGGCCCAGGCCAACAACGCCCTGGAGAGCCAAATCTATTCCGAGAACAGCGCCAATGAGCAGCCCTATATCCAGGCCGGCGACACGGCCAATACGGCGCTGCAGGGATTTCTGGGGCTGGGCGGTGATCCGGCCGCGAGCCAGGCGGCGCTGAACAACTATCTGAACTCCACGGGCTATCAGTTCACCCTGCAGCAGGGCGAGCAGGCGGCCGAACAGAACGCCGCCTCATCGGGGATGCTGAACAGCGGGGCGACGCTGAAGGCCCTTGATCAATATGGCACGGGCCTGGCGGACCAATATGGCCAGCAATATGAGGGCGATCTGCAAGGCGTGGTGAGCACGGGCGAGGGCGCGGCGGGCGCCCTGGCCGGCCAGGGGCAGAGCTACGCCAATGCGGTCTCCAGCAACAACAACAGCGCCGCCACGGCCCAGGGCAATGCGGCCCTCAGCGGGGCCAGCAATATCAACAGCCTGATCGGCAATGCGCTCGGCGCCTACGGGAGCCAGGCGGGCCTCTCTAGCTTCGGCGGGGCGGCGGCCGGGTCCAGCCAGAGCGCCATCGCCAATGCGCTCGGCGCGATCGGAGGATAG